CAGGTTTTGGCATTGCTGCATGTTTTGGAATGTTGGTTTGGTGGCTCGGTGAAAGTTACGAGCTAAACAAGTTAAAAAACATAAGAAAAGACTAAGGTTTACAATGCAGGGTTTGAAAAGAGGTGGGCAAGAAGGTAAAACTTATGTCTCCAACCCCCTAGTTGCAAAGAGGTACGGGAGCCTAGATCCCTTGTTAGAATATCAGGCGGACCTGGTACATGAGAGGGTCCTTAAACATGTGCAACACTCTGCATTGTATTGGAGATAAGATGTATTTAGAAAACAGAGATACAAAGTATAAAAAAGTCGGCGACAAGCACTATGTTGAGTTTTACAAAGACAACAAAATGATAGGCTTGATTGATTATAGCAATCATAGTATGCATTATGTTGAAGACGCTGTAGAAAACTTTCGCAGTGGAATTATGACAACTGAAACAATTAAAAGGTACAATATCAATGGCAAGAATTAGCAACACCAAAGGCACAGAAAACGTAGGCGGAAATAGATATGAACTAATAATGATGGCATCTACTAGAGCAAGAAGTTACAGTGCTGATAACCAGCCATTGACTCCTCATTTTAACAAAAGGGGAATGACTGCTCTAAGAGAAATCGAAGCAGGATTGATCTCCACTGATGAACACAAAGAGATTATGGTAAACAAATATCGTCAACATTTTCCTAAAGAAGTAGACCCTATACTTGATAATTAAATGTATAGAATCACAGGCTATTGGCGTGCAACTAAAATTGTAAAATATTTTAATTCAAGGTATGATGCAATTGATTTCAAAGACGTTGTCGATGCAAATTATCCAATACAGGTGACATTTGAAAAAGGAGTTTATCCAATGAAAGAATGGATTGTTAGTTGTTGGAATAGTATAATGGATGATCGAAGAAATCCTCTAAGTGCAATTCCAGACACAAACGTAAGACACATGGTCATGCAGGTACTAGCATGGATGTGGTGTATTATTTTTAGCATGAGCTTAGGAAGTCTTACTGTTTTTGCTTATACTGCAATAGCACATACATTATTAATTGCAGGTATTGTTGCAACAGTTGTGATATTTGAAACTGCGAAACGTAAGCCCAGTTTCTTTTTAAACAGTTTATATCACACACCAAGCAGAAGTAGAGGCTATATGTGGGTAAACGGCCAAAAAGTTAAATTAGATAAAAATGATCCAGGTGGAGAACACGAATGAAAATACATCAATTAAACGTTAGAACATTCTTAGTTACATTGCTTGCACTCCTTTGGAGTGCTTCTGCATTTGCAGACAAAGGTATTACCATATGTCATGGACAGTTTGCATTGTGTGCAGCCAGTGCATGCAAACCAACCGGCGGTAGAATTACCAATCAATCAGGCGAATCATTTCCAGAAGTGAAATGTACTTGTCCTATACTCTACGGAGATAATATTGCTGATCTCAGTGCAGGAAACATGACATCATGTGAACCAACAGACGAAAATTCAGTGTGGAGTACGTTTTGGCCAAGAGCCGATTATCCAAGACAACAAAATGATTTTTCTCATAACAAAGAAAAAATGAGAGGTACGATTGTTGAATGTCCAGCAAACCTAAAACAAGGACACCGAGCAAGTAATTGCTTCAGTTGGAACTGCAAAATAGACAAAAACGGATTAGCTGTGTGTAGTTGTCCAATGGGGCAAGAACCACCAGAGACTGCATTCTTAATTGAAAGCACCATAGAAGGAACACAACGTTGTAGTGAACATCCAGTAAGTTTGCCATTGGTCAGTCAAATGTTTGAACGGTCACAACAGGTAAAATAAATATCACGATGAAAAGAGATGAACTTAGAGAATTACTAGGACAACTGCTTTTTACATTTGTATTTTTAATGTTACAAATCATTGGAGTATTCGTTATTTTTAAGGATCAACTATGAAACAAGAAGAATTAGATCCTTCAAATCGTCTATGGGAATACGATGGTGATGGTATACAAATTTACAAACTCGAATGTGGATTTGGAACCAAAACCTTATGGGACGGTGGTCATGCTTTCTACATGAAAAAACTTGTTGAACATGATCAATCTTGTACGTCGTGGAATGATAGAATGGAATTTTGGGGGAAAATAAATGGTAGATAATAAATTTGCCAACGAATTGTATTTTGCAGTAAAAGGACAACTGATTCCAGACAGTTGGTCGAGATCAGATATAGATAAGATGACCGAGTCATATATAAAAAGACTGTGGGGCAACTGCGAACGCCTTCCAAGAACAACTGATCGCTTTGAACAAGTATGGAGAGAAAAGCATGGGTAAGAAAAAATCAAGAACCAGTACAACCAGCAAAGGCATTGTTGGCAATGCTTACAAACATGCTACAAAAACTCTACGTAAAGAATACATGCAGAGCATGGAAAGAATAAACAATCAACTTCGAGCCTTTATTAAAGGTAGACGTGTTATGATAACAATACCTAATCCAAACACCAATGAAACCAACAAACGTTTTATTCGTGTAAATGCACGTGATGTATGGTCAGGTGGCGGTAAAGAAAAAAGAAAGTAACCTTTTCTTTAAAAAAGGTTGACAATATACTATCCTGTGCTATGCTGTATATACAGTTAGAAAACGGAGATAGTATATGTCAAGTCCAATTAGTACAAATTCACTAAAAAATTTAATTCTCAAGTCAGATACGCCAAGGATTAAAATTAATCTTTTGCTGAGAACACTTCCACATTCCATTATGCATGAAATGCAAAGACAAGAGCCTAATAGAGCAGTTGTCGATAACCTCAGTCAAAAACTTAGAATGGTTGAAAAATTAGCGGTTGACATACTGTAAAATTGTGTTATTATTAAGTTACAGTTAGAAACAAGGAGATAGCTTATGTCAAGTTCAAGTCAAGTAGAATATAGAACAGTTACTACTGCTGGTGCAAAAAGTGCAATTAAAGTAGCATTCAAAAAGAAACGTCCAATATTTTTATGGGGACCTCCAGGTGTTGGTAAATCAGATATTGTTCAGCAGATCACAGATGATGCTGGTGGTTATATGTTTGATTTACGTTTAGGTCAAATGGATCCAACAGACCTTAGAGGTATGCCCTACTTTAACAAAGAAGATGGTGTAATGGATTGGGCTCCGCCTATTGATCTTCCATCGCCTGAGTTTGCTAAAGACTATCCAATGATAACAGTGTTCTTGGATGAGATGAATAGTGCTCCTGCAAGTGTACAAGCGGCTGCTTATCAGTTGGTGCTAAACAGAAGATTAGGCAAGTATGTGTTACCGGACAATGTGGTTATTATTGCCGCTGGTAATAGAGAGTCAGATAAAGGTGTTACATTTAGAATGCCTACTCCGCTTGCAAATAGATTTGTACATGTTGAAATACGTGCAGACTATGAAGCCTGGTTTAACTGGGCAGTTGAAAACGGTCAACACCCTGATGTGGTAGGTTACTTGAGTTTTGCCAAGCAGGATCTTTATGATTTTGATGCTAAAAGTGCAAGTAGATCTTTTGCTACTCCAAGATCATGGAGTTTTGTAAGTGAGCTTATTGAAGAAGAAATGGATGAAACCACTGCAACTGATCTTATTGCTGGTACCATTGGCGAAGGACTTGCAGTTAAGTTTCAAGCACACAGAAAGATTGCTGGTAAACTTCCTAACCCAACAGACGTGCTTGCTGGTAAGGTAAGCAAACTAGAAGTGCAAGAAGTTAGTGCAATGTATTCACTTACTATTAGTATGTGTTACGAGCTTAAAGAAGCATTGGCAACTGTAAAAGATGCTGAATTTCATTCAATGAGCGACAACTTCTTTAGGTTTATGATGGATAACTTTGAAACTGAACTGGTTGTTATGGGTGCAAGGATTGCATTAACAACATATGCCATTCCGTTTCAACCTACTAAACTTAAAAACTTTGATGAGTTTCACCAGAGATATGGCAAGTACATACTTGCCAGTCAAGGTTAAAGAATTGGTTGAGGGCCATTTTCTAACTGTAACATCTAAGGCATAACTATGCAGGCTCTCAACCAAATTACAGGTGCTATGGATGACATAGACACTATAATGCAGAGGCACTTGAAAGATTATGTTCAAGTGCCTCGTC